CGGCGCCCACTCGTTTGGTATGTTCCTCGGAACCCCAGTTTCCTTTAAACGCTTTTCGAAACCCAGTTTCTACGTCACGTTCCTTGAAAAAATCGCGGTAATTATTTTCAATCAGTGAAATAATTTTTTCGTCTTTATAATTCACAATGTGGTAGTAATATTCTTTGTCGATTTTTGATGTAATATTTTTCTTTTGAATCAAATAATATTCACGAAACAAGTCATAAATAAGCGTTCCTGAAAGTTCAATACGTTTGAACCGAAAATTATCACGATCTGTGGGTAAGTCCACATTTGTAACAACGCGCAAAAGACGAATCACCATATATCCAATAAAGTAGGCTTTATCCAAAAAGTTATTCGAACCTAAATGGGGCAAGAAATAATTCATCAAAATATCAAGAACACCATTGATAGAACCATGTTTTGTAAATGAAGCAATATATTTTAATGCGCTATCTTGGGTGAAAAATTTGTTGGCGTCATGGATAGAAGGAACAAAGAAGTCGATGTATTCCTTGTTTGTTTCTAAATCCAAAAGACAATATTCTATAATAGACTTATCAGATATAACACCTAGTGCGCGCATCAAAATAAAGAGTGGAACCGGTTTTTTAACATTTGGAACGGTTACGACAATTTGATTGTTTGACCACCTTGGACTTGGTGCGACTAATTTTACACCCGTTGTTCGAATAGGTTTTGACGCATCCTCGCTCACTGAACGAATATCTGCCGAATAAGAATATACGTGATCTTCATTGTTTTTTTTAATGTAAAGCATATTATCGGCGAATTTTTCTTGCGGAATAATTAACTTCTCTTTTCCGTCAATAATGAAATAACCACCATAATCATTTCTACACTCTCCCATATTGAAACGCACTTCTTTATCGAGACCCTTTAAAATACATAAATTGGACTGTAACATAATGGGAAAACGACCCAAATACATTTTTTCCAAAATAGTGGTATGTATTTTTTTCTCTCCGCGGATATAATAAATAAATTCCACGTCCACATCGTAATGAATGGTGATACCATAAGTCATATTTCTTAAACGCGCGTCATTCGGATACATATAATGAGAATATTTGTCATCATAAATGATGGGTTTTCCAAAGTAAAGTTTTTCGCCATTTTTTCCACCTAAATACAAGAGGATTTCGTTGAGTTCTTCTTGTTCTTTGTCTTGGTCTCCCTTGGTGCGTTCTTCTCGTTCTTTAAACCGAATGGGGTTATTTTCTTTAAAAATATTGTGAATTCCTCCACTGAAAAAATCGTTATAAGATTCTAAGTGATGCGCTACTAAATTGAATGGGTTATCTTTGAAGTATTTATCAATCAATTTCCAAGATATATCTTCCATATATTTTACAAGGTATATAAAATATGTGAATAACTTTTATATGTTTTTACTACGAGGTTTAACAATAGGTCTCTTCGTAGATGTCTAAAAAATTTGATTTTATATCTCGTTAACAAGCATTAAAAACTTTGATGTATAACTCAACGTTTATTTTTGAGTGAAACTTACATTGTATTGAACTACTTGGTTTTTAGGAGGGGTCGCAGGGGAACCTAGGTTCCCTGCAGGTTTACTTCCAACGGCGGAGCGTTTTCATGCGTTTTCTTCGCAATATTTCATATTTTCTATTATTTTTTAAAGTGGATAGTTTGACGGGTTTGTGTCGTTTGCGTCTTTTTTTCCCTCCTTGTTCTTCCTCGTATTCCGGTTCCGTTTCCGGTTCCGTTTCTTCAACTAGGTTTGACTCCTCGGTTTCCCCGTAGTCAGCAATTTTGAATACAGTCCAAGGTTGTGTCGGTCTATCATGTAAGTAAGGTTTCAAGTAGGCCCATTGTCGGAACTCATTACAAAAATCGTCTTTTGAAAAAGGCGTCCCACAACTATTTCCATAAATCAATTCAAAAGACATTGCCCTTGCTTGTGCGCTATCCACAACACAACCATCCAACGCCCCTCTGGGTTGATTTGGTAATGGACGCGACGGGTCAGACATGTATTCTCTCTTATCTTGGTAATAATGACTACAAACCGTTCTAGAACAAGGATTATCTTCCTTTTCTAAATAGACGTCGTAATGGTCTGCGATAATTTTCTTGGCGACTGCCAAATTTATTTTCCCTATATTTTCTTGCATTAAGTCTTCGAGTCTAACTCGACGAGCACCTTGATGTCGTCTTGTATCATTAAATCCACTATTCGTGCATTCTAAATTGCGAATACGAGGGTCGTAGGCGGCGTTAAACCCAATATAATACCCTGATTTGGTTCTCTCTACACTGTGATATTTGAGTCCGAGTTCAAATCGCATTATTTCTTTTGTATTGATATCTCCAAACAACCATGAGTTCGCATAATCACCTGAATTATCCTTCAATAAAATGTCTACATATTCATCTAGTGACTTTCCATATTGCATGGCTTGCCTTATGCGACATGAAATAGGTGAGTTGTTTTCAAAAGGTAAAAACCCACCAATCGTGGTTTCGGTTCCAATAATTCCTGCGGTTGTAACAAAAAAATCGGTTCCACTCCATATCCAACCGGGGAATGTCTGCATCAATATTCGTTCACCATTTTCAGGATAAATATCCACGACAACGTGCGCCCACTGACCATCCGCAAAGTTAGAAAAGTTATTGTGCGCTACAACAATTCCACCATCTTCAGTGACACCGTCACCAACAGCGATAAATGCGCTACAACGATCGGCGGCGCCACCCTCACCTCGTGCACCCCGACTACTGCTTGCAGTTCCGTCACCCCCTCGGTTTGGATACCAATAATCCAACAATGTCATGGAGTTGTTCCACGCTAAAACCTCATCTACGGTGGTCACTCCGTCACCATCGCTTTGACCTAGTCCGTTTTCTCTCGCGTAAGCGTTGATTCCGTCGGTAATCCCTTCTAGTTCTTCGTAAAACTCTCTAAATTTTTCCATGATGGTTGGTTTCAACAATTCAGCACCTTTATCAATAAAATATTGCCATTGTTCTCCAGTGTCGTTATAAACAACAAAGTTCAACATTTTTTGGACTTCAATGAAATCCGTAGCTATGTAGTATCCATAAGTGTATCCGCGTTCTCTCGGCGCTCCACGAATAGAAATATATTTCCACCCATTTAAATCATAACTTGATCCATTACTTGATCCATTCATTGGTTTTCCTGAATTAATTCCATTTTTAAATTCAGAGGGACTTGTGTTGTTTTCTTCCTCCATCTCTTATATTATATGATCGACAATAAATGTTAGGAATGAACCTTCAACTCTGGTTTGGGGTTCATGAACCCACTAATAATATGTAAAAAACTAATCATATATCCAGTCATCAATACAAAAAACGCAATAATATCGCTTCTATATATTTTCTTTTTCAAATAAAACTCGTTGATAATCAAAACCAATACAAATTGTGTAATAATAAGCAAAAAGGTATCTTGTGTAGGAGTGACTAAATTATATCGATGTCCTATGTCCACGGCAAATGTCATAAAAAACCAGTCGGCCCATGCGTAGGGAAGTGCCATTTTCAATGACTCAAAATAACTCAAATTTTGATAGGGGATGGTGACATACGCCCCCCACATACAAAGTGACTGCGCCGTAAAAAATAAAGCAAAATATAAAACATAATACAAAAAACGATTAAATGTTGTAATATTTTCTGTCATTTACTCGCCTGTCAATATAAAGTATTCATATATATTATTATCCAGATGGGGAAGTGGAGTTTTGCGTATACCTTTATCTTTTGGATATTTCTAAATGTGATGATTATGATAACCATGGATTTAGCACTTTTTATGCAGACTACGTTTAAAACGGGGGAAGTGTCTATTTATAAAAAATTATTGGTTTCCGAATTTTGGGCTACCATGGAGTGGTTATTTGTGGTTCCTTCTCAGAGAATCGGTATTACATTTTTGAATCCAGCACAACTAGACATGAGTTCTTATGTGTTTGATTTTTTGGGGCAAATTTTGAGTAATAAATTTTGGTTGAAATTACCGACAACGATTGATGATTATTGTGGAATGTTTTTGATTTTACTTGGAATGTATTTTTCCAAATATAGAACATTTGGTTAGGCCATCTTTTTTGAGCAACATTATGATATTATTTAGTTTTTTTTGAATCACACTGGTAATATTGAGTCCCCTCTAATGAATTTACATACAAACATTTTTTCATTGTTTCAAAAAGAGATAACATAAAATTCGAGTCATCATAGTTGTATTTTTCTTTTAACACCTCTTTTATTTCTTTTGTTGCCAATTTAGCAGAATGAAATGGTATTTTATAATTAAGATGATGAATTACGTGTGTTGAACCTATATAATGATGCATTTCGTCAATCAAATAAGGATAAGGTCTATCAATTGTGGATAAAGCACCTTTCAACCAAGTAAAATCGCTGTTTCCATAGTGAGGTATTTTTTCACTAGTATGTTGTAAATATGTATATAAAACCAACCAACAATTTGTAATCGCATATGATCCCCAATACCATTGAATCGAAGTTCCGAAACCATAAATATAATCTAAATAAATCAAACAACCAAGTGTTAATCCAATAAATAAGTCAGACACAATAACACGATAATACATAGTTGGAGGAAAGATTTGAGAATAGGGATTAAAATGTGACAACGATTTTTTTTTATCTATACGGTTTCCAGCATAATCCGTCCTTCCACCAGATCTATTATCCAACAAATATAACGGCCAACCAAAAAAAAGATGAGTCGTTAATTTAAACAAAACAAAAGCGTCTTCTCCAAGAAATTGAAAATATTTTTTATCGTGATTATTTTTTGCTGGAACGTGAGTTTCTCCTAAAATCAAATGATTTGTATACTTATGGTGTTTTTTATGAGAGAACTGCCAAGAATAATAAGGAACAAGTAAAAAAGAATGTAGAATTAATCCAACGCTATTATTTATTGTTTCAGATGAAGAAAATGCACCATGACCACATTCATGCGCTAACACCCACAACCCGGTCCATATTGTTCCTTGTCCTACACTATAAAACAAATACCACAAAAAGAAAGGGCATTTGTTTTTAATAAAATACATAAAACATGTGAATAAAATAGAAATCATTGCGTCACGTAATAGATAACTCAAACTTAAATAAACATTTTGCGCTTTTGTGTGTTTTTGCAAAACAGAATTGATTTTAATTTGCAATTCTTTTTCTGTAACTTCCATTGTAAATATACAATGGTTTTTATTTTTACAAAAAATCCGAGTTGTTTTATAACAATTTTCGTAAATTAAATAATTTTGGTAAGGGTTGACTTTGATTGCGTAGTTCTCAGCATATCCACCGGTATCCCAAAATGTGATTTTTAGAGAATCATAAAAACTTTTTAAATAAAGTTTAAAATATCATTACGGATTTTCGAGTGAGACTTAACAATTATATAAATACTCAGTTAACATGAGGGGTCGCAGGGGTTGTGTAACCAGCGCTGCGCAGTCCTGGGTTCCCTGCTAACTTTACACAATTAATTTACTTAAAAAACAACTTATAACAATCTCTTAAAATTATTATAAGCGTGGATGAACTGGAACGATATAGACCATTCATTTTGTGAGGCCAACATTCGTGGAAAACTCCCCGAATATTATAACAGTGTTACTGGGTTATTTTTAATTTTATTTGGATTACATGGACTTTGTTCTGTAAATGACAACTATTTCGTAGAACTTTTATACGGTATGTTAAGTATTGTAGGGATTGGAACGGTAGGATATCATTATTATGGAACATATGGGTGGGCGTTGTTGGATGAAACTCCAATGTTATTAACTACTTACATGGGTGTATTTTATACGGAACACGTGCGAAGGAAAATGGATAACTTGAAACAACAATCCCAGATTCAAAAGTGGGTGTTGCTGGGTGAAACGTTATCTATGTCATTGTTTCTTGTATTGAACAGTCTAGAAAAATATCGTCTTTATTTTCCAATGGGATTTTCGTTTGTAGTTATTTATCTTTATTGCAAGATTTACAAAGTAATTCAATTATTGTCAGAGGAACGCAAGAAACAAATCATGAACAAAATTGTAGCAACAACCGCAACTGTAGTGGGGAGTGCTGGGTTTTGGATAGTTACAGAAAATGTTTGTAATCGGTATCATCACGACTTGTTATTATTGGGTCATCCATTGTGGCATTTTTTTGTGGGACATGGGTTTTATAATTTAATACAAATTATGTATTTCATTGAATGCGTTCAAAAATGCGATAACGTTAATCTACAATACGGATTTCTCTATTTGATAAAAATAAAAAAATGTCAATAATATACATAACATATGTCATTCAATCTTAGTTACGAAAAAATTGTCATACATAATGATTATGATAATACAAACGATGTTATAAGACGTGTTGTATTATCAGATGAAACAAACCCTGAAATAGGACATTTTAAAATTGAAGGAAAGGGTTACGGTGAATTTGAAGAGTGTTTTGATTCTGGAAATACGTGTTCTATGACAATATCTCTTGATGATGAAATTCAAGGAAAAGGATTATCTAGAATAATGATTGAACATATGGTTGAAAATATTAAATTAGATTATCCTCGAATACGCGGAGACCAAATGTTATTTATTGATGGTGATGGAAGTGGAGGGTTTTGGGGTCATATTGGAATGAAACCACATCGTTATGGATATGATTATAGAGGAGGTAGAGAATATGAGGGAAAAGGATATGAAAAAATGTTGACATTTCAAGACTTGGTAAATTTTGTAAATAATTCAAAAAAAGGAAAAGGAAGAAAAACAAAAGGAAGAAAAACAAAAGGAAGAAAAACAAAAGGAAGAAAAACAAAAAAAAATAAAACCCGCAAACACAATAAACGCAACAATTATAACTAGGCTTGTTTATCGGTGAGGGGTGCAAGAACCGTTGAGTTTCCCTGCTTTTATGAAATGAAAATCCATCCAATATAAAGTTTATCTAAATGACTTCTTGTTTTTTCCAAATTATAGTTATAAGATTTGTATACCTCTTTTACATGTAAAAATCTAGCAAAAAACCCGATAAACATAATGAACAAGAGAGAAACGACGAGTCGAATATTAACAATTTTTGATAATAACTTACCAAGAAAAATATAACTAGCCAAGTTGAAGGCGCCTGCGTAAATAATGGTATGAAATAAAACAGAGAGAAGAATTCCTATAAAAACGTCTTGTCGAAACATGGAAGAAAATGGTAGGTTTGGATTCGTAGTTTGTAAATACAAATCCGTAAACATTATATATAATTATATTATATATGATTTTGGATAAATACATTTCTTTTAAATACAAAATCATATTGGCTGTAATTTGTTCTGGATTTTGGATTTATTTTCGAACAAAACATTGTTATGACATGATACCGAACGGACACGTATTTCCAGTCATTTTTGTCATGGTATGGACATATTTAAATTATTATGAACCATTGTTTTTACCGATTGGACTATTAATATTGATTTTGTATCCATTTTTTTTTGAAAAAAACAATTCTTTAAATAAAGAAAACACTTAAATTGAATGTTAGAATTTTTACAAATCTTAACGCTCCAGCATTATCCACCGGGAACCCAGGAAAATGATAACAGTTTTTCATCAAGAAATCTTATGATTGGAAAAGGTAAGGAATTAGAATTCCCCGAAGGGCGG